GGACAGCGTCTACGAGTTGTTCGTGGCCCATGTGGCGCAAGGCCGCGGGCTGGATGCGGAGGCCGTGAGCGCTACCGAGGCCGGGATCTTCACCGCCGACCAGGCGCTGGATGCCGGGCTGATCGACCGCATTGCAAGTTTCGACGAGTTCGTTGCCGAATTCGAGGCGGAGCTGAACCGCTCTGCCGCAGTTTCACAACCCCTGGCGTCAGCCAGAACACCACAGGAGACCATCATGACTGATGAGACCGCGATGGCAGACGCCATCACCCAGGCTGACCTGGACGCCGCTCGCGAGGCCGGTAAGCAGGAAGGCATTCAGGAGGGCATTGCTGCCGAGCAGGCGCGCGTGGCCGAAATCCTCAACCTCGAATCCGCCGGCGGCAAGGCCGCGATGGCCGGTGTCGAGAACCCCGACGTGTCTGCCGACGCAGGCGAACCCGAACCGGACGAAGCGGCCCTGGCTGCTCGCGCCGTCACCCTCATCCAGTAACCGGAGATCATCATGGCTGAATATACCTCAACTGCCTACAACCCGGATCGCCTGGTGGTCAAGCCCGACCTGTTGGTCGGTCAGCGCATCACCCTGGTGTCCGGCCAGAACCTGAGCCGCGGCGCGCTGCTCGGCAAGATCAGCGCGAGCGGCAAATACACGCTCTCGACGGCGGGTGCCGCCGATGGCTCCGAAGTGCCGGACCTGATCCTGGCCGAGGATGCCGACGCCAGTGCGGGCGATGTCATGGCCATTGCCTATTCGCGTGGCGACTTCGACCAGCGGGCCGTTACGTTTGGCACCGGCCACACGGCGGACAGCGTCCGCGAAACCCTGCGCGGCAAAGGCATCGTCCTGCTGCCGTCCGTATCCGCCTAACCCGAGGACAAGACAATGGCAGATATCTACTCCACCAATTTCCTGGCGAAGGTCGTCGAGCAGCTCAACCGCCCGTCCTCCTTCCTGCTGGATACCTACTTCCCCGAGCTGCAGATCCACGACACCGAGGAGATCAACTTCGATGTCGTCACCAGCGCCCGGCGCCTGGCGCCACTGGTCAGCCCCGTCGTCGAGGGGCAGGTCGTGCAAGAGCAGGGCATGACGGCCCATGTCGTCAAGCCGGCCTATGTCAAGCCGAAAACTCCCCTGTCTGCCGGCGGTGCGCTCAAGCGCAAGGCGGGCGAGCAGATCGGCGGCAGCATGAGCGCAATGGATCGTCAGATCGCCCGCGTGGCCGCCACCATCCAAGACCACATCGGCCAGATCGTGCGCCGCAAGGAGTGGATGGCCGCCAGCGCTTTGCGCACCGGTGCCATCACTCTCAGCGGTGAGAAGTACCCGACGCAGCAGATCGATTTCGGGCGCAACAGCGCGCTGACCGTGGCCCTCAGTGGCGCGGCCGCCTGGGGTCAGTCCGGCGTCGATCCGCTGGCCGACCTGCGCAGCTGGGCGCTGCTGGTACTGCAGCGCGCAGAGCGTCAAGGACCAGCTCGACTACCGCAACGATGTGGCCGCGCGTTTCGCCAGCAAGTTCCAGGATCAGGTGGGCGGCGTGTACCAGGGCAGCATCGGGCAGTTCAACTTCTACACCTACGCCGACTGGTATGTGGACGACGCGGGCAATACCCAGCCCATGCTGCCGGCCAATACCGTGCTGCTCGGCGGCATGGGGCTCGAGGGCATCCAGGCGCATGGCGCCATCCAGGACGATGCCGCGGGCCTGCAGGCGATGGAGTTCTTCGCCAAGAGCTGGGTGCCGAACGATCCGCCCGTGCGCCAGGTGATGACGCAGTCCGCGCCGCTGGTGGTGCCCTGCAATGTCAACGGTTCCCTGGCTGCAACCGTAGCGTAAGGGGGTCATCATGGCGATTGTCACCAATGCCACCTTCGTGGTGGATAACCGGGGCACCCGGATCCCTGCGGGCCGCGAGGTCACGCAGAAGGATCTGGGCTGCGAGAAGGAGGATATCGAGCGCTACCTGGCGCTCGGGCTCCTCAAGAGCGTCAGCGGCAAGAAATCGGCCGCGAAAAAATCGGGCAGCGACTGATGCCCGACATCGGTCTGCTCAATCATGCGGTCACCTCGACATGGGGTGACCGCGTTACCGTGAAGCGGGGCAACATGGATTTCCGCATCGATGGCGTGTTCATCGAGGGTTATCGCGATACCCCGGCCGGTAACGCGGATATCGAGCAGTCCGATCCCTATTTTTCATTCCGCGCGCGCGAATATGCACGCACCGGCGCTACACAGGGCGACCTGATCGAGCATGCGGGCGTGGATTACAGCATCGTGTCCGACCCGCTCGAAGACGGCGGGGACTGGGTGCGGGTTCCGGTGAGGAAATACGCATGACCGGCGTGCGGATCGATGTGCGGATGGACAAGGCCGACCTCCGGCGGTTCCGGCGGGCGATGGCCGCCAAACCGCGCGAGATCGAAAACGCCTCGCGCCGCGCCATCCGCAAGACGGTCCGGTTTGGCGTCGGACGCATTGCCCGTGGCCTGGCGCAGCGCAACCAGATTCCGCAGCGCGTGCTCAAGACCGGTTCCGGCCACCGGCGCGCGGTGCGTATCCGCACGCGGATGCCCGGCCCAGGCGGAGATTCCGGCTATCTGTGGGTCGGCGTGCGGCCGGTCAAGGCTGTCTACATCGGAAAGCCCCGGCAATTGCGCAAGGGCGTTCGGGTGGGGCGGCATCGTTTCGACGGGGCGTTCCTCGCTACCATGCGCAGCGGGCACACTGGCGCGTTCAAGCGCCGGGGCAAAAAGCGCCTGGGCATTGTCGAGCAGGTGGTTCCGCTCAAGGGAGCGGACCAGGACATCGAGGCGCTGCGGCGAGAGCTTGGCCCGCGCCTGACGCGCACCTTTGCGCAGGAACTGAACTACGAGATCAACGTCAAGGGGGCGTTTGCAGTCGCTTAACATCGCCGGCGTGAAAACCATCGGCAGCGTCTCGCTGATTGCGGGCGTGCACAACGTGGCGGCCATGTTGCCGGCGCTGTTCGTGATGCCGGGCGGGGGTCAGCTCTCTCCGCTGGCGGACGGCCGGGTGCAGACGGAAACGCAGTTTTGGCAGTTGGCGGTGTGCGTCAAGCACATCACCGACCCGCAGGATGTGGATACCACGGCCAAGCGTGCCGGTCAGTTTGCTACCGCGGCGCTCGCCGCCGGAGCCTTACTATGAGCCGGGTTATGCCGAGTATCCGTTCGTGCTGCAGACCCAGTTCGAGGTGGGCGCCTGATGCACCGCGCGGAATCCATCCTGCAGGCGCTGACGACCCGTCTCACCGGGTTGGCCACCACGGGCGCGAATGTGCAGCGCGGCTGGGTGGACCAGCTCGACGCGGTGCCGGGTTTGATCGTGCGCATGGGGCAGGACGGCCACGAGCGCAACGTCAACATGGCCATCGACCGGCTGCTGGAGGTGGATATCGAATCCGTCGTGCGTGCCGGTGCCGACGCGGATACCCGGCTCAACCAGATTCGGGCCGAGGTGTATGCGGCGCTGCAGGCAGACCGCACACTGGGCCTGCCCTGGGTGCTGGACCTGGTGCTGCTGGTGGACAGCGCACCCACCCAGCGCGACAACGCGGTCCCGCTGGTCCGGCAGGTCCAGCGCTATGCAATCCACTATCGACACAGCCCAACCAGTACGGAGTCCTGACATGGCAGAGCGAAAGACCTTTACCCACCGGCCGCGCAAGGGCGGCGTTCACGAGGCCCCGAAAAAGGGCGACAAGAAACCGTCTGACAAGAGGAAAGACTGATGCTGATCACATCCGAGGTCGTGCTGGCCAAGATCCAGGCCGATGCGAACACCCCGGCCACCCCGGCCGCTACCGATGCCGTGCTGGTGAGCAATCTCAAGTTCGGCTACCACAACCCGCGCATGAACGAGCGCAACATCATCAAGAACACGCTGGGCAAGGCGCGGCACTTGTTCGGCGGCACGCTGGCCTCGCTGAGTTTCGATGTGGAACTCAAGGGATCCGGCAGCGCCGGAACCGCGCCGGAGTTCGACGAGCTGCTGCGCGCCTGCGCGGTGTCGGCCACCGTGGTGGCGGGCACCAGCGTGACCTATAACGCGCACAGCGACAGCGCGACGATGGAATATCTGACCATCCACTACTATCAGGACGGCAAGCGCAAGGTGTTGCAGAACGCAGTCGGCGAGGTCAGCCTGAATGCCGATGTGGGCGCCCCTGGCATGCTCAGCTTCACCTTCTACGGGCACGAAGGCACTGAAACCGATACGGCCATGATCACGCCGACCTACGACAGCACCGAGCCCTCGCCCTACATCAATGCTGCGTTTTCCGTCGGCGGCTATGCCGCGGCCATCGGCAAGCTGACGCTGGGGCTGGGCAACCAGGTCGTAACGCCGCCGAGTGTGAGCGCGGCCAATGGCTACGGCCAGATCCGCATCACCGGGCGGGACGTGGCGGGGTCGTTCGACCCGGAAGACACCCTGCTCGCCACCCACGACTTCGTGAGCGAGTGGAAGGGCGGCAGCGTGCTGGCGCTGGATTCCGGCGTGGTCGGGTCCACCGCCGGCAACCGCTGGCAGCTGCAGTGCCCGGCCATCAGCTATCGCGAGGTGAGCCAGGCGGACCGCGATGACCTGCGCACGCTGGAGATCGGATTCGGGGCCGCCGAGGTCAACGGCGATGACGAATTCAGCCTGATTTTCACCTGAGGAACCGACATGGCGATCTATGCACTCGAAGGCTTTGCAGAGCAGTGGCAAGCCGCTGGACGGCGAGCAGTTCACGAATCTGCAACTGATGCTGGACGGGCTGAAAATGACGGGCGAGGCCGTGCGTTACGCCCTGCAGACCGGGCTCGTGGATTGGGAGCATGTGGCCACCCGGGCCGGTGCCGAGCTGCCCTACACCCCGGCGAACACCAGGCTGCTGCCGATGCCGGTGCGCATCGACCTGGCCAGCAAGATTTACGAGATCAGCCTGCTCAGTGGTGACCAGGTAAAAAACTCCTGATCGCTGTCGAGGTGAAGCGCAATGCCGAGCAGTTCCAGTGCTCGACCTGCACGCACAAGCACTGCGACAGCGACAACCCGGCGCCATTCCCGAGATGGAGGATCCCCGGCGTGATCGAGTCCCGCACTTGCCTGTTGCCGATGGTGACGCCCTTCTCACGCGAGATGTTGCGGTATGTGCGGCATTACAAGAACNNCGTGGACCGCGCTGTCGCGAAGCTGGCCGGCGGCATGGCCCTGCTGGGCGGCGCCACCGGCATTGGCCTGGTCATCAGCAGGCAGGTGGAGGCGGCGAAACAGGCGGATGCCTGGAGCAAGGCGATTGGCGTCAACATCGAGGCGCTGACGGCCTGGCAGTTTGCCGGGGAGGCGGTCGGGCTGTCGAGCGAGAAGGTTGCCGACATCATGAAAGACACCGCCGAGAAGATCGGCGATGCCTACCGAAACAACGCGGGCGAGGCCAGGGAAGCGCTGCAGAGCCTGAGCCTGAACATTGCCGAGATGGCTCGGCTTTCGCCCGAGCAGCAGTTGCTGGCGATTGCCAGTGCACTGGAACAGGTGGGCACCCAGGGCGAGAAGGTGCAGATCATGGAAGCGCTGGCCAGCGATGCAAGCCTGCTGCTTCCGCTACTGGAGGATAACGCGGCAGAGTTGGAGCGGCTGACGGATCTGGCCGAGAAGACCGGCGCAGTGATGACGCGGGAGGAGGCTGAAACGCTGAGGGAAGCGGGCCAGAACATGCGGGAAATGAATGCCGTGCTGGAAGGCCTTTCGCAAACCCTGGCTGTAAAGCTGGCTCCGGCAGTCACAAAGTTTTTGAGGGAGTTGACGGACAAGTTGCCTGTGGCCATCGATTATGTCTCTGACCTCACAGATGATTTGCAGGGGTTGTGGCAGCAGGCGGAGAATTGGTTCAACCGTTTGGCGCTGAGGGATTATCGGGACTCGTTGGCCGAGTTGCTCGATGAGCGCCAGCGGATGATCGAGCAGGGGGTGACTGAAGGCGCTCAGTGGGATGAGCTGCAAAGCAATATCCAGCGTGTATCGCAGGAAATGCAGCAGTATCAGTCGCTACTGGAGCAGGTAGCCAGCCAGGCAGACAAGCCGCTCCAGATGAAGGGAATGGTGATTCATGGTCGGCCGGAAGTGGGGCCTTCCGCCCCGCCGGAGAGTGGTTTCTCGGAGCAGCAGCAAAAAGCCCTGGACAAAGTCCGCGAGGCCATGCGGACGCAGGAGCAGGTGCTTTATGACGCGATGATCCGTCGGCAAGAGATTGTGGACGAGGCGCATGTGGCGGGTGTGTTGAGCGAGCAGGAGCATCTGGATCTGCTGTTTGCCATCAACAACGAGTACGAGGACCGGCTGAGCGCGCTGATCCGCAAGAGCTACACCGAGCGCGAGAAGTTCCAGGCGCTGTCGATGAAAAACCAGACGAAAACGGTACTCGGCGAGCTGGTGGGGTTGACGGCGGGCGTGGCGCAGCACAACCGCAAGCTGTTCGAGCTGAACAAGGTGGCTGGGGTGGCAAATGCGGTCGTCAACACCTACGAGGGCGTGACCAAAACGCTGGCGAAGTATCCATGGCCGCTGTCGGGTGTGATGGCTGCGGCGCACCTGGCGGCGGGTCTGGCGCAGGTGCAGGCAATCGAGGGGGCAAGTTTCAATGGCGGCGGGGGGGGGGGCGCGCCGAGCCTGGCCGGAAGTACCCCGGCGCCGCCGGTAACGCCGGTCGAGTCGCAGCCAAGCGGCAACGACCAGCCGGCTGGCAGCCAGATCAACATCTACATCGAAGGCTCCGCCATCGGGGATGAACAGGTGCGCGAGGTCATCGTTCGCGCCATCGAGGAAGCCCAGAGCAACGATGAGATCATCCTGAGGACCGGCGACTGATGGACTTCACCTACACCGCGAAACGATCCGTCCAGTCCGGCCACTCGGCGGGCACGAGCTACACCATCACCATCGACCTGCAGCAGTTCGACCGGGCCAGTCGTCTGCAGGGCACCCAGCGCACCGCGCTGGACGGCACGACCGTCACCATCGCGCATCGTGAGGAGACGGACATCAACATCGCCACCGATCTGGTGCCTGCGGATGGTTCGGGCGCGCCCAGCTACCTGGATATGCGCGAGTTTCTGGACTCGGTCAAGGGCGGGGAGTTGTTCACGGTCGATGACGGATCCAGCCCGTTCAGCGCCCGCGTGGTGGACCTGGCCAACCCCTACACCGAAACCCGCGAGGGCTCGCTGTATTTCCGATACAGTTTCCGCGTGAGGGTCGCCTGATGCGCCAGCAGCCCGACGAGTTTACCGACCTGAGCCGCAGCGAGATCCACCGATACCGGCATGTGGTCGGCATCTCACCGCGGCAGGGGATCGGATCGACTCTGCTCTGGTCAGCATCAGCAGCCAGTCCCAGCGGTTCAACGCCCGGACGATGTCGCACAGCATCGGCGGCGTGAAGATCAAGCTGCTGGATGTGGGCGGCGCCCTCTCGACAAAGATCAAGGCCAAGCTGGACGCGGGCGAAGGGCTGCGCGGCAAGGAAGTGAAGTATTGGCAAGGCTTCGCGGAATCCACCAGCTGGGGCAACTACGCCCTGCGATTCACTTATGTCGTTGATAATGTCGTCAGCTACAAGGATGGCGTCTATACTCTATCGTGCAGTGCCGTCACGCGGCTGTCCAAGCAGCAGATTTTCACCGCGCACTTGGGCCAGCTATCCAGCTCCATCACCGCCACCGATACGACCATCCCCGCCAATGCCGGGCCGGACACCTTCCCCACTGTCTGGCACGACAGCGAGGCCACCGACTACCCGAGCCAGTCCGTGGGCTATGTGCGCATCGAGGACGAGGTGATCGCCCACAGCGGCTGGACGGATGCCAACTACACCCACCTGCAGGTGGTGCAGCGCGGCGCCCTATCGACCAAGGCCGTCGCGCACGATGCGGCAAACCGGGCGGATGTTGAGGAGTACATCTACCTCGAGATGGCCGTGCCCAAACTCATCTATGCCTTGCTCACCGGCGTGATTCCGGATGCCGGGCAAAACCTGCCGTCCCACTGGTGCTGCGGCATCGACGCGCGGTTTGTGGATCTCGATGCATTTCGCAACCTCGGCCCGGATATGTGGGATTCGCCCAGCGACGCCGGGCGCATCGCCCGCATCATCGGCGAGAAGGCCCAGAACGCAAAACGATTCATCGAAACCCAGCTCCTGCGCTGGCTGCCCGCCTTCCTGCCGGTGGATGCACAGGGCCGGATCCGCATCCAGCGGCTCGGCTCTGTGCTGCCCTACGGCGACTACCAGGCCGAGATCACCGACAGCGACATCCTCTCGTTCGGAGAGTTGGAGGAGCGGGAAAATGAGGTCATCAACGACCTGACCGTGAAATGGTCGTGGATCGACATCAGCGAGAAGTTCGCCAAGCAGCACCGGCTCATCGACAGCGACAGCATCAGCCGCTACAACGCGAGCGAGCCTATCACCTACGAATTCCGCACCCTCTACCCTGGGCTGCACACCGAATCCGACCTGAGCCAGTTTTTCCAGCAGCTGCGCAACCGCTACGCCGGGCCGCCCCTGCGCTGGCGGATCGAGGTCGGCCCGCAGCACATGGCCATCGAGCAGGGCGACCTGATCCGCGTCGCCTGCAGCGTGGTGCAGGACTACCGCGCCAGCAACTACATCGACCGCGTGTTCGAGGTGCAGGGCGTCAACATCGACTGGATCAACGGCAAGGTCACGCTCGACCTGTTCGGCAGCACCGAGGCTGCATCGCAAATCACCCTCGGCGGCGGCTACGTGATGCAGGATGCGTTCTACACCGGCACGGCGCTATCCAGCGTGCTCAGCATCAGCGGCAACCAGGTCACGGCGGACGGCAGCCTTGCCGGCGATGCCGCCAGCCACTACAACGCCATTTACTACCACCCGGGCGACCTCACCATCCCGGCCGGCGTAACCGTCACCATTGCCGAGAATGTGCAACTGCGCGTTATGGGCACGCTGCTGATCGAGGGGCGGATCGATGGGGTTGGTGGTGGTGCGCCGGGCAAGGTGCATTCGACTGCGGGTACAGGGATCGGCGCCGATCGAGGGCTGGGGGCCGTCAGCCGGACAGGCGGGGCGCAGGTCGGTTCCCGCTTTGAGCCTATGGGCGGTTTCGTAGCACCGCCTTATATCTTCGGCATCGAGAGCGTCAACCTGCAAAACCCGGACGGTTTGAGCCTGCCGGGCCTGCCGGATGACATGCGCGGAGCGGGCGGCGGCTCCGGCAGCGCCGTGGTGGACCAGATCGGCACCACCGTCACCACCGCCAACATCCTGGCGCTGGGTGGCGATGGCGGCAACGGCGGGGCCGGGCTGGTCATCATCGCCCGCGGCATCGCATTCGGCGCGGCAGGGGAGATCGATCTTTCCGGTACAGCCGGCACCGCCGGGCAAACCACGACCATCAACGGTGCCACCGTCCACGCCGGGGCCGGTGCGCCCGGCAACCCCGGCAACTGCCTGGTGCTCATCGACGGCGCATCCTCCACGCCCGACCGCGCAAAATTCACGCTCGCGCAAAACACGCTCACCCT